ATTGGGGGGGTCACAGAACTGTGGACTACGGTTCACTTTTCTCTTTTCACCAAAGGGGCAAAGGAACAAAATGAGATTTCGTCAAACATCACGAGCGTCTGGTTCTATTTATTGTGGTACTTACAAGTACTACAATAACAAAACTGGAGCACTGTTGCAAACCTTGGAGTATAATTATACACCAGGTAGCATCAGGAGTAATGTGACAAGAAGGCTTTGTTGGGATGAACTCCATAAAGGTCCTCCTTGGCGAAGTGGCGGCCCATTAAATTTATGGGCGTACAACGATGGCGGATTAGACCCCCAACCGTATAGTAAAACTGCGGTTGACAAATGGGGTTTAGGACGCTACGAGTACACGGGCGGTGCATGTTGCACCTTATCACCCTCTAGTCTGAGTTCAGACTATTCTTTGATGCAGGTGGTTAATAACACCGGCTACATTGATTATGAGGATGGCTCGTCAACACTTTTTGGCGATGTCTCAGATGAAGGCCACCGAGCTTGGCATAAATTCAAGCCCGGGCAACCGACAGCAGACTTAGCTGTCTTTTTGGCGGAAGCCTTAGAGATAACTAGGATGCTGAAAACCACTGCAATGTTCTTTAAGAATGTATGGAAATCCATACGTTCGGCTAGCGGGCGAAAACTTGCTCGCGAAGCCGCATTGCAGAACCTGAACACCCAGTTTGGGTGGTTTCCGTTTGTAGGTGATTGTCGTAGACTTTATGACACTCACAAAACAGCGGATCGCAGAATAGCTCAGCTATTACGCGACTCAGGTCAATGGGTTCTTCGGTCTGGCACTCATCGCCGTACACTTGAGGCAACGGACGTGGTTAAGAGCTCAACGAGCCCTTATGTATATCCCACGTTACCGTCTGCGATGTACGGCACTTCTAGAGGTAGTTGTTTCCTCAGATTAGAGGATAAACAAACTATCTGGTTCAGTGGTAGGTTCCGGTACTACATTCCAAAAATACGGAGTGTTAACTGGTATCCTAACATGTACCGTAAACTGCAAGGGTTAACTATTACCCCTGCGGTCCTCTGGGAGCTTGTTCCTTTTTCGTGGCTAATAGACTGGTTCACTGAGACGGGTGACTTTCTCAATAGTCAATCGGACAGTGGATTAGTCAATAATTTAGCTGCGAAATACGCCTACATAATGGGGCACACTCGTACAGAAGCGAGTGTGAGGTCTATCACGAATTACTGTGATGGATCATCCCAGATGCTTATCTTTCCATATAAAATCGAAAGAAAGCAGCGTGTAGGTGCTTCACCCTTTGGGTTCGGTCTGAAGTCTGCTGATCTAAGCGGACGACAAATCGGTATTCTAGCTTCACTCGGGATAACCCGAATGTTCTAGTCTACCTCAAACTTTCGATGCTGGGCTTATGGCATAGGGAAATGGAGCCCCCTAGTGCTGTCCCGGTCGACTTATCTCCACAATTAACTCAATGGAGGCCAACCATGGCATTTTCCGATCCACAATCAGTAACTATTAATGCAGTGCCGATCTCTCTTCCCAGTATTTCGGTTCTGGGCACCAAGACAATTTATCAGTCTTCGGATGAAGCAGAGAAACTTACTCTGTCTCATCAAGAGTCTTCAAGCCGAGTCCGCCGTATGGCAAGACTTGACTCGAAGGTAATAGCCGCCGACCCTTTAACCTCAAATAATGAGTATAAGGAGTGTGGCGTCTATTTGGTCATCGATCAACCCCGTTTTGGGTTCACCGATGCCCAGATCGACTATCGTGTTCAAGCTTTATCAGCTTGGCTCACGACCGCGAACGTTCTGAAACTCCTTGGAAATGAGCATTAAAACCGCTCTTCTTAGTCAATTTAAACAGACTAAGCTTTTCCTTGGTATTAGGGGGACCTTCGGGTCCTCCATTGAACGTTTGTCACTGGTTGTTGGGTGGGTAACTCCCACTGGAAACTGCCGTGGCTGGATGCATCACCTCCGGTTTAGGAGGAAGCATGAAAAGCCACGAAAGTGACCTTCTAGAGTTGCTGCATAATGTCTATAGAGACGCATGCAGCAAGTGTACCGCTAACAGTTCGGATGTTCGTGATCTAAGAACAATAGGATCACGAGTCGAAAACGAAGGTATATCGTTTTTAACGATTACCCTTCCCTCCTTGGGATCTGACTTCGAAAGATGTCTTTCCTTAGGAGAGTTAGAGCCTGGTACTTTTCGATCTTTCAAAAAGTACTTGAAGGCCCCCGCATTCCTGCGAGGTTTCTTCGCTCAAGTTTTCGACGTACGAACAGGAAGGATTCTTAATGAACCGTCAGTTGCAGCCGTTGAAGGTATCAGGCAGATTGCCTATACCTTTAAAAAGATACGGCTCGATTGCACTATTAAAAGGTTTAATAGTGCTTTTGACAAATTCAAACAAGAAGAAGCCGCTTTATCGCGCCATTTGGATCCTTGCCATGTTGCTAGTTTTGTTAAAGTTAGCAACAGCCTCTGGAGTGTGGTATTTGAAAATGGAGGATTTAACTCCTTTACTACACTACCTAAGCACGGACCTGGATCAACTGCTGAATCTGTAAATGGAAATGAAAAATACAGGTTTCGCAGTTGGTATGATCGCCTAGAGCCTTACTTCCCTCTTTACCATTATGCGTTCTCGTCAGAGAGCGCATACGGTTCTGAGGCGGCTCAGGATGTTTCGATCATATCTCCGGAAGACGAATTGCCCGTTAGGGTGATTGGTGTTCCGAAGACGCTAAAAAGCCCCCGTATCATCGCAATAGAGCCTGTGTGCATGCAATACACACAGCAAGCTGTCTCACGCTTTATTACAAATAAGCTTGAGTCCACGCTACCGACAAGAGGTCATATAAACTTTACTGACCAATCGGTAAATCGTGAAATTGCGTTGAAATCCTCGTTGACCCAACAGTATGCTACTGTTGATCTGTCGGCAGCTAGTGATAGAGTTCCACTATCGCTGGCGATGCGAATGTTTGATAGCGACCCAGTACTTCAGGGTGCTATCTTTGCATGTCGCTCGAGGAGAGCAAAATTGCCGAGTGGGGAAATACTCCACTTGAACAAGTTTGCTTCTATGGGGTCGGCTCTATGCTTTCCGATTGAG